GTTGTAAGTTTTTTCAACGTCATCATCGGACCAGCTAATGTCAATTAGTGTGCCTTTGATTATCCAGTTAAGTCGGTTAGCTTGTTTACGAACGTACGGTGAACACATGAGCTTCTCCTTGTTACAATGTATTTACAAAATAACAAAATGTTGGCGCTAACGTTGGATCAATTAGCCTATCATAAATCCGTAGCCTTGACCACCGGATATTTGCATTGATACTTCAGTTTCTAATTTGTCTAATTCCATCTGTGCTTCTGCTTTAAGCGCATCACCGTTAAGACTCGAACCGCCTTGTGGTCCTGCAATAGTAGCAAATTTAGACCTTGCTTCGCCTAACATATACTTACATTTAGCAAGTGTATAATCTTTAATCCATTGCACTGCCATGTAATCGTCTAACAGCTCAAAATCTGGTCTGTGATTGTAGCAGTAAAGAAGTAATTCTTCTTCAGCTCTTGGTCTTTGTAAGATAGTTAATTTCTTTTGTGATCTATTCCAAGCAAACTCGATGAAACTACCAAACATACGTCCTACTAATTCTTGATATCCAGCAAATGCATTGTATGTTGCTAGGCCGCCCATGTTTGAACTAGCAAGTAGATACGTGTTTGTGTAAGCCATGTTGAACGGTTCAAATAATGTTCCGCCATCGCCGCCACCGGAGCGTGATCCAATACTTCTACGGAAAATTTGACGCACTTCTTGTACTTCATTAGGAAGTATATATGCGTTTTGATCCATTACTGTAGGCATAAAAATATATGATTCTTCAACTGAGTTATCACTACGTTGCCTAAACCTTGTTAGTGCAGTGTTAAGTGCAGTTTCATAATGAATCGGGTCTAGTTCAACATCAACCATTCCGCCACCAAGCATTGCTTCAACGTATTTGTAAACTTCTTGTTTTTTTGTATCTAAATTTTCAGACATGTCATGTTCTCCGATATAGTATTTATGCACAACGATAAATACTATTACAATGCCAAAACTTAGCTTATATAAACCCGAGAGAGGGAAAGACTACTCATTCTTAGACAAAAGTATTACCGAGATGTTTACAATCGGTGGTACAGATGTTTTTGTTCATAAGTATCTTGGCCCTAAAAATCCTAGTGAAGCAGACGCAACTGCTGACCAGCCTCGTTATGATGCTGTAAAAGAAACCAATATACAAGATATGTTGTTCCTTGAAAACAGGGATAGAAAATACGACCCAGACATTTACACGATGCGTGGAATTTATAGCGTATCAGATGTAGACTTTGACATGAGTCAGTTTGGATTATTCTTACAAAATGATATTATATTCATGACAATCCCAATTAATTATAGTGTTAAGACACTAGGGCGTAAGATCATGTCCGGTGATGTCATCGAGTTGCCTCACTTAAAAGACGAATATGCGGCAAATGATTTTAGCGTAGCACTTAAACGGTACTACGTAGTAGAAGATGTGAATAGAGCAAGCGAAGGATTTTCGCATACTTGGTATCCACACTTGTACAGAGTTAAAATGAAGCAGATTGTTGACAGTCAAGAGTTCAAAGAGATACTTGATTTACCTGCTGAAGAGGGAAGTACACAAACGTTACGTGATGTGCTTAGTACATACGACAAAGAAATGCAAATTAATGATGCTATTCTTGAGCAAGCAGAAGCAGATGCTCCTAAGGCAGGATTTGATACTAGTCATTTGTACACATTACAGGTTGATGACGAAGGTGTTCCAGAATTAGTTACAACCGACATTACTACACTTGATGCTAGTACAGAAAACGAATTAGCAGATCGAGTCAATCAAACTCCTGAAAGAGAAGGTTATACAGGTTACTTAATTGGTGACGGCATTGCTCCAAACGGTGAAGCGTTTGGCAGTGGTCTTAGCTTTCCACTTAGTCAAGTTAAAGGTGATTACTTCTTAAGAGTAGATATGATGCCGAACAGACTATTTAGATATGACGGACAACGTTGGGTTAAGATGGAAGATAATGTACGTATGACATTGACTAACACTACTGCTAAAGATACACAGCGTACAGGATTTATTAATAATACAAAAACTTCAACTATTGGCGGCGAAACAGTTGTCGAAAGACAAGGACTTGGATCCGCACTTAGACCAAAGGCAGATAACTAATGCAACATTTTTATGATGGTCAGATTAGGCGCTATGTTACACAGTTAGTGAGACTGTTTAGTAACTTTTCTTACAAAGACGGTGACGGGAAAATAGTTCGTGTTCCAGTAACCTACGGTGACATTACTCGACAAGTTGGGCATATCATTAGAGATAATAGTGAGAACAAAATACCAAGTGCTCCGCGTATGGGCGTGTATATTACTGGATTAGAACAAGACAGAACACGCACAAGTGACAGTTCGTTTGTTAGTAAAGTTAATATACGTGAACGTGCATACGATACTGACGGAGCAGAATACTTAAACACACAAGGCAAAAATTACACTGTAGAACGTATAATGCCTAGTCCGTATAACCTACAAATTAATGTTGATGTTTGGTCAACTAATACTGATCAAAAATTACAAATTATGGAACAAATATTAATGTTGTTTAATCCTAGTTTGGAAATACAAACAACAGATAATTATGTTGACTGGAGTAGTTTAACCAGTGTTGAATTGTCTAGTTTAAGTTTTAGTAATAGATCTATTCCAATTGGAACAGAGTCTGAAATTGATATTGCACAACTTGGATTTACTACACCAATATACATTAACCTTCCTGCTAAAGTTAAAAAGCTAGGCGTTATTACAAATGTTATAATGAGTATATTTGACGAGTCAAACGGAACAATCGACTTAGGATTAAGTACTCCTGAATTACTTGCATACAGCGATACTGAACAAGAGCGTCCGGCAATGAATAAACAAACTACTAGAGCAGAACGACAGGGTAATAACGTACAAGTAGGTATGACTACATTTAAAGATTACGAAATTGTTGTGTTAAATAATATAGCACAAATTATAGATAAGGGTATTGCAGGCTCTGTACAGTGGAGTAAAATTATTGATGTACAACCCGGCGAATACAAAGCTGGATTATCACAGCTACAATTACAACGTAAGTTATTAACCGGCGAAAATACTAGTATTAGTGTTAATGGTGCTATAACAATTAACCCATTGGACGAAACACAACTTATTATTGCGTGGGATGACGACACTATACCAACCAACTCATCGTTAAATTCACCCAGTGGCAGAAATAATACAGGATCAGTAGACTTTATTATTAATCCTGCCAAATACAATCCAACTACTGCAAAAGCCGCAGGGTTAAGACTGTTATTATTAGGGTCAATTAACACTAGTAGTAACGTTGGTGGACTAATGGACTTTGGTCAGGATCCAAGTGATGGTAGTTCTAAGGACCCATATGATGGTCCAGATGCCTGGAAAAATACAGACAATTCAGATTTCGTTGCTAATGAAAATGACGTTATAGAATGGGACGGCGCACAATGGCATGTAGTGTTTGATGCTAGTGCAGACGTTGGTACAACCACAAAATATCTAACAAATCTTAACACAGGTGTTCAGTATAGATGGACTGGCACAGAATGGATATTATCGTTCGAAGGCGAATACCGAAAAGGGACCTGGCGCCTGTCACTCTAAAATAAGTACTTGCATGACTCAAGAAATAATTTGTAGTGGTGCATTGTTTTATTCCCTTAAAACAAAAAGATTCTTACTCTTACATCGCACCCAAAGTAAACAGAAGCACGTATGGGGACTTGTTGGCGGAACCAATGGCAAGGATGAATTGCCGTGGCCTGCACTTGAAAGAGAAATACAAGAAGAAATTGGTGGCATACCTAATATAACAAAAACAATTCCTTTAGAAACATTTATAAGCACTGATGAAAAGTTTAGTTTTCATACGTATCTTGTAATAATTCAAGAAGAATTTATCCCAGAATTAAATTATGAACATGATGGATATGCATGGGTATCTTTTGGAAGATGGCCAAAGCCCTTGCACATGGGATTACGTAACACGCTCCAAAGTAAAACTAATCAAACAAAATTTGAAACAGTTTTTAATCTAATAGACTATCTAGGAAAAGAAAAAAATGAAAAAACTTAAAAATATTACTATTGTCGGCGGCGGGTCTGCGGCCTGGCTAGCGGCCGCATACATCCAACATAATATGTGGGACATTAGTTTAACTGTTATTGATAAAGAAGCAGGAAATCCTATTGGTGTTGGTGAAGCAACAGTACTTACATTCCCACATTTCTTAAGAGAGTGTGGTATAAACTTAACAGATTGGTTTCAAGCTGTTGACGGCACTTATAAGGCAGGCATTAATTTTCCAGGATGGCGCAATCCGGAAGGTAGTGTTTGGCACCCCTTCTATCTAAACAGAAGTTATCCTAATAGGGCCATGACACAGTATGATGTATGGTCTCAGAAGCAAGATAACGATTTTAAAACACATGCAATACCAACATATAAAGTTTCAAAAGAAAACAAAGTTGATATGTGGGGAGCATTTGAAACATTAGCATACCATATTGATGCAGGAAAGTTAGTAAATGTTTTACAACAACATTGCGAAGCTGGTCAACGAACAGGTGCAGATTTTAAATTAATTAAAAGTGATGTTATTGATGTTAACAGAAACCAGCACGGTGATGTAGTAAGTTTAGGGTTAGCAAATGGAGCTACGCACACTTCAGACTTTTATATTGATTGTACTGGATTTGCTTCCGTTCTTAAAACACCAAAACGTGTTGAACTGCTAGGTGAAGGCAGATTGTTTACAAACTGTGCTGTTGCAGGACACGTACCGTACGAAGATATGGATAAAGAATGTACGCCTTACGTAAATTGTCCTGCTGTCGACCACGGATGGATTTGGAAGATACCGACACAATCAAGAATTGGTAGTGGTATGGTGTTTAACAAAGATATTACTGACGTAGAAACAGCAAAACAATATTTTAGTGATCATTGGGATGGTAGAATTAAACCGGAAGACATGAAAGTTATCGACTGGGTTCCTTATTATAGTGAAAACTTTTGGGAGAACAACGTTGTCTCAATTGGGCTAAGTGGCGGATTTATTGAACCACTAGAGTCAACCGGTCTTGCTAGTATGACAAATGGGGTAAAAATGTTAGTCGATCGTATTCCACAATACGCATATACACAAGCAGACATTAATTCTTATAATAACGAAATGGCATACTGGTATGATGATGCTGTTGACTATATTAATAGTCATTATGCAGACACTAAGTGGGACACACCATTTTGGAACTATGTAAAGGAAACACATGTTAAGTCAGAGAAACATTTGTTTTATGAAGCGTGGCTTAAAAATCCACAAAGAAAATTTTATACCAACGTACAATCTCGTACATTGTTTCATCCACCTAATTGGCACTTATGGCTAATTCAAATGGGATACCCGGTTGTTAAAGATTTACATTATATTAACCCAATGGAGATAGATAATACAACCAACGAGTTTGTTAAACAAGAAGAAATACGATTAAAAACTAGCGTAACTCATAAAGACGCTATTGACACTACTAATTGGGGGACTGATTGGTGGGAACGTGCGAGTCAGCGTGGTGACAAAGGATACCTTGTATGAAAATAGTTATTGTTGGAGGCGGAACTGCTGGATGGTTAGCCGCACTTATGATTAGTAAAATTAGGCCAGAACATACAGTAACATGTATTGAAAGTTCTAAGATTGGTATCATTGGTGCCG